TTATCACTATGAGAGTGGTGCAGTTCAGTATATTTCACAGAAGAAAGAAGAGACTATTCGTGCTATTGAATACGCAAGGGATATGTCCATTCAGATCATGCGTAACGAGGATGCATTTATCTTTGGTTCACATGGTTTAACACAGACTAAAGATACTACAATTACATATAAAGCACCAGATGCAGTTAATGACAGAGCTGGTGATGCACGTGCTTTAATTCTTGCTAACAAGCAGTTGATTGCTGCTGAATCAGTTGAGAGGATGTTGTTAGAATCATCAACATCATCATATACTCCTACTAATGCAGTTTATACTCCTACTACTGGTCAGTTAGTTCTTACTCTTCCTCAAGGACATGGACTTACTGAAGCAACATCTCATACTGCTTCGGATGCTTCTTATGATGCTAAGACTGGAATCTTAACACTTACAGTTACTGGTAATACATTTGTTAATGGTGATAAGATAAAGATTGAAGATAATTCATTGACAATGACTTGTTCAATGGATTCTGATCCTAAGCAATATCCAAGACCTTCTGATCCTGTTAGTGGTAAGTGGTTAAAGATTTCTAATAAGCAAGGAGATCAATTTGATGTTCATGTAGGTACGTCACCTTTAGTTAAGTTTACTCCTACTGCTGCTACATACGATCCTAGTACAGGTCTAATGACCTTGACGATTGGTAATCATGGATTGAGTGCTGGTACTAGTGTTAAACTTCTTGCAGAGTCATTGAAGTTTAGTTGTGGATTTGGTGGTGCTACTGGTACTGCTGCCGAGAAATCATATCCTAGAGCTTCAGACCCATTTTATGATAAAGCAATTAATATTGAGTCTGTAACTACAACTACAATTACATTACAGGTTCTAGCATCTGCTCCTTCTACTAACGTAGATCCTCATACATTTGCTGGTGCTCTTGCTGATGCTGTAATTACTGGTGGTGACTATGTTCATAGTTATGTAACTGCTGTTGGTGGTGGAATTAAGAGAGAAGTTGATGCTGTTAGACTTGATTACGGTGCATTAACATTTACATGTGATATGGATGAGAATGCTAGTGAGCATGTATATCCTAGAGCAAAGGATCCTGCTGGTATGGCATTACTTCCAGTTGCTGCTGTTAGTGGAAATGATATAACTCTTGACGTTGGTAAGACTTCTGGTAAGTCACATGATGTTAGTACTGCAACTTATGATCCTGCTACAGGTGACTTAGTATTGAGTATTGATGGTCATGATCTATCTAATGGTGATACAATTAAGATAGCAGATGGATCATTAAGCTTCAAGTGTGCTCAAGACTCTTATCAATCTGTCCACTCATATCCTAGGACAGATATAACAACTCTTCCTGACGCATCTGGTGCTGATTATAATCCAAATACAGGTATTGTTACTGTAACTAGTACTGGTCATGGTTTGGTTGATGGAGATCAAATTAAGCTCGCTGATGGTGCATTGATATTCAGATGTCAGCAAGATAATCTTCAGTCAGATCATCCTTATCCAAGACCAAATGATCCTGCAAGTGGTCAGTGGTTGAATCCATATAATATAACAGCAAATACATTTGATATTGATATCTTAAGAGGTGTAACACCTACAAATACTACTGTTCATCAGTATTCAGGTGCTGCTCCTGGCGGTATTACTAAGAAGAAAGATTTTGCTTGGCATAATGCTTTAAAAATTAAAGATGTTGGATCATCATATAAGACAGCAACTGATGCTGATTATGATCCTGCAACTGGTATTATTGAAATAACCTCACCAAATCACGGTTTTAGTAATGGCGATTCCATAAAAATTTCCGAGGGGTCTCTGACCTTCACATGTTCGTTTGACAATCATGCTACAGAACATGCTTATCCAAGATTGAGTGATCCTTGTAGCGATAAGTGGTTAGAAGTTTCTATTTTAAATGGAGATAAGTTTACAGTTAATGTAGGTGCAGCAGGTGCTAACCAGTCATTTACTGCTGGTTCTGCTACCACATATGATCCTGCTAGTGGTGATTTAGTATTAGAAGTTGGATCTGGTCACGGACTTACAGTTGGTGAAGGATTACTTGTTGAAAATGGTGCTGTATCATTTAAGTGTACAATGGATGGCAACCAAGTTGCTCAAGCATATCCACGTGCAGGTAAAGATAAGGCTTCTGGAAGAACTCTTCCAATTACTGCGGTAGGAACTACAACTGTTACTATTAATGTTGGTAATGCTGGAGATAACAAGACATTTGATGTATCAGCAGCAACTTATGATGCTGCTACTGGTGTACTTACTGCAACAATAGGACAACATGGTCTTGCAGTTGGTTCTGATATTACTCTTAAAGATAACTCATTAGCTTTCACATGTACTAGAGATGGTGATACAGCAGTTACTAAGTATCCTCGTCCTGGTACTGATCCGTTTGCTGGTAAATCAATCAGTATAACATCTGTTGGTTCAACATCTAAGAAAGCAACTGGTGCTTCTTATACTCCTTCTACTGGAGCATTGTTACTTTCTGTTCCTAATCATGGATACCAGAATGGTGACTATATCATGATTGCTGATAATTCACTTACATTTAAGTGTGATCTTGATGGTAAAGTACAAGATAAGACATATCCACGTACAGGATATGATTATGCAAGTGGACGTTGGTTAAAGATATCTAATGTTGTAACCAATGCATTTGAAGTTAATGTAGGTATTTCTCAAGATACTTCTACACATGAATGGCAGGAAACCACAGGTGATAATATTGCACATCAAGATGGAACAATTACATTTAATGTAGGTTTTGATTCTGATGCTAATAATCAGTATGTTCATACATTCGTACCAGCAGATACTCTTGATGATGCTATTGAATATGAACCACAGTCTGTACACACATGGGACAGCAGTGTAAATGATGGTATTAAACATCTTCCTCAATCTGCTCATACATTTAAGAGAGCTGCTGGTAGTGGTATTGAGAAGCAAGGTGGATCAATTACTGTTAATGTTGGTATTGCTGCTGCTGGACAACAGTATACACATGAATGGACTGGTGGAACAGCAGTTGGTGCTGTAACTAGTGGTGGTCAGTATACTCATACTTGGATTGACTCTAAATCTAATGGAGTACATAAGGTATTCTCTGTTGCTGGTAATCAATCATATCACAATCAGGATTGTATTGATGATGTTAATGATCTACTTGAAGCAATTGCAGATAACGTAGCATTTGGTGGTAACGATAAGACATGGGATGCTGCTTATTCATATAAGACTGGTGCTCACGTTGCTGGTGAAGAAAGAGAAACTAATATAGTATTCAATCATGCCAAAGATATGGCAGTCCAAGCTTCTAGAAATCAGAAGATCTTGCCTATCGGTTCACATGGTTTAACACAGGTATTTGATACTACTATTACTGTTGACACTGATCCTGTATTCCCAGTTGATGCTAATGCTGATGCATACAATCTAATTCACGAAAATGTTGATTTAATTGTAGAGGAAGCTTATGCAAGGATGATTCTTCAGAATCCTAACTTCTTGCCTCCTACTGGTAATCCACAGGATTGTAAGGATGACATCAAAGACTTTGTTATTGAGGTTAGTTACAACCTAGGATATGGTGGTAATGATAGAACTTGGGACATGGCAAACTTATATGTTTCAGGTGCTCATGTTGCTGGTGAAGAAGAACAGACACTTATGGCATTTACAGATGCTAAAGAGTTGATGATCCAAGCAATGAGAAAGGAAAAGATTCTCATTATCGGATCTCATAATCTACACCAACATTATTCCACAGATAATGATCCTATTACAACTGATACAGCAACACCTCTTGATAATAGGGTATATGATGCTCGTGATCTAATTGATGATAATAAAAATTTCATTGCAGAAATTGCATTGGGAAGGATGAAGGATCAGTATCCAGCTTATACATGGACTGCTCCTTATACTGAAACTGATTGTCTTGATGATCTTAAGGATGTTGTAGATGTTATATCACACAACGTAGCTTATGGTGGTAATGATCGTGTATGGGATGCAGCGTTGATGTATAACGCTGGTGCTCATGCTGCTGGATCAGAGAATGAAACTATCTTTGCATTCAATGCAGTACGTGACATTATCCTACAAGTAGTAAAACAAGAAGCAGTTACTATTGGTGGTCATACTGGAATTGCTCAAATAACTAGAACAATTACTAATGGTGTTGCTGATGGTAGATGTGATAATGCTCTAGCAACTGTTACCTCTTTGGCACAGATTCTTACGAATGCAATTACTTCACCATCTTCATTATATTCTGTTGCTCGTACTGCTGCTAGCTTTAGATGTGCTAATGCCGAATCTACTCTTAATACATTAGTTACCATTGTCACTAATGCTATAAAGGATCCTTCTTCTCTTGCTGGTTCTAAGAGATTTGTATCAGGTGCTGATTATGATCCATCAACAGGAGTTATGGAACTTACACTAGGTGTTCATAATTACAATATTGGTGATGCTATTTCTATTCCTAATGAATCTTTAGGATTTAAGTGCGAACAGGATCAAAATGCTACTATTCATTTATATCCTAGGTCATCTGATCCATTAGGTACTACTGTTGCTCAAATAACTGCTACAACTGGTACTACAATCAGTATTCAAGTTTTAGAGAATGTACCTTCTACTAATATAAGTGTTCATCAATTCACTGGTGCTCTTGATGCTATTAGTATTGGTGGTGTTAAGAGAACAAGATCTGTTGGTAAGTGTCATGACGTAAGATCAAGTATTGATACATTGTTTGGTATTGTTACTTCTACTGTATCAGATGGTGGAGCTCTTAGTAATGTTACGAGGACTATTTCTAATGGTTCTTGTCAGAATGTAGCATCTACAATTACTACTTTGTATGGTGTTATTACACAGACTATTAATAGTCCTGGATATTTAAGTAATCTTGATAGAGTTACACCTGAACTTGGTGTTGCTTTTGGTCCTTCTGTTAATGCTAACTCATCAACTACAAATTCATATCTATACTTTACATTACCAACTGGAGTTTATACATCACAGTTTACACCTAAGGTTGATGATACTATCACACAGGATACAGGATATCCTCAGTGTAACACTCAAGCAACTGCTGTACGTCAGTACTTTGCTAATATTAGTACAATCATTCAAACTGGTTTAGGTGCAGTTCCTAGAACTCAACCAACTACAACAACATCTTCATTGGCTTCTAGGTCTACACTGTGGAAGATTGCAGGAACTAATCCTCATAACTTAGAGACAGGTACTGCTGTACGTCTTGTACCACGTCCTCGTTATGATACAGTAGCTAATAAGTATGTTGATGTTGATAAGCGTAATGTAAGATTACCTAATGGATTTGATACTAACGAGAAGTATTATATAATTGCTCCTGGTAGAAATACAAAACCAGAGAATTATAGTAGTGCAACTAACTTCAATGGAACTTCATCTTCTGGAGTATACTTTATGTTAGCAAACAGCAAAGAGAATGCTGCTGCTGGTATATACATTCACTCTGCTGAAGTAGAGGCAATTCATCCAGACATTGAGATTGATATCTATCAATTTGTTCTTGATGATAAGTATGATCTACACCAGTATGAGTGCGAACTTGATGGAGATATCAATGCTGGTATTAGAACAACCGTTCCACATATATTTGATGTTACAACTTCTAATACTATAGCTCATGAAGTATTCTTCAGACCAAAAGAAGGTGGAAGTGTACCTATACTAGGAACTAATTATAATCAAAATCCAAACTTTGCTGATGGTGGTAGAATAAGAACTGATAGGCATTTCTTTGCAAGATACCAGAATGCAAAGGTATTCACTATTCATGCTACAAAGAATGATGCTATTGCAAATATAAATGAAATTGATTTCCAGCCAGGATCATACGATTTCCTTGTATTTGCAGATAAGCGTGAATCTCCAATGAGATATGATCCATCATATCCAAATCCAGATACTACACCAACAATACATGGTAAGTGGTATTTGAATGTAGAACCTAATTCAAATGGAGCTCCAGCTAACTCTAAAGAAATATTAGCAAGATTCCATGATGTAGCATACAATGATGCTTCTGGTCAGGATAAGACAAATGATTCTTGGTATGAAAGAATTAAGGATGATAGGAGTGCAGATGATCGTCTTTATCGTTTACGTTATGTTATTCCTCAGTACTTAAGTACAGTTCGTGATCCTCTTAATGGATTTAGTATTAAGGTACGTAAGGATGAAACAAGAAAGCTTCTACCACAGAAGTTAGTATTGAAACCTGTTACAGGACAGTCATCAGCATCATTCTTCAACCCAATACAAACAAATGAAAAAATTGGATTTACTGAGACTGAGTTTGATCCACAAAATACTTTAAATCTTAATAGAGATGCACAGTATGATCCTTATAAGAGAGATCTTGTTGGAAATACACAGTTTGTTAAGAAGATAGAAACTACTAATTATGTTTCTATGTCAATTCAATCTGGTAAGTATTTTAATAAAGGAACTACTGATGAATACTTAGAGATAACAGTATTTGACCAAGGTATTACTAACACTGCTTTATTAAATGAAACTTTAACAACTGTTAAGGTTAGCGTACCTCAAGGTGGTAGTGGACCTAATGGTGGATTTATAGTAGATAAATCTCAATCTAATGCTGCCAACAAAATAGAGTGGGAAGGATTTAATAAAGGTAACAAACCAGCAAAAGGAAGTGCATACTTACATGCAGCACTTCAAGTTCCTAATACTGATACGTGGCATTTAATCCTTAAGGATATAACAGTTGATGATAGTACTCCAAGTGCTAAGCTAATATATTCAGAGACTGATAATATTAGATTATCTCAGGGTACTGTATTCTGTGATCTAAAATCTGATCCAAACTTCGGTAAGTCTTTAGAAACTAAAGATCTTATTGATAAGAATCTACCAGAATACTATTATAAGCAGAAGGGTGCAAAAGTCTATACTGTAACACCTGGTGATGAAATTACTGATGATGCTAATATCACATATTATGTTGAGTCTGTAACTGATGTTGGTGAAATTGATGATACATTCTATATCTTCAACACACAAGAGATTCAGAAACGTATCTATGGTCAGCAAGATGGTATCTACTATCTAACTGCTGTTCGTGGTAATGTTTCTCCATACCCAACAGGTGCTGGTAATCAAGGTAACTTCAGAGATATGAAGTTCTCCCAGCCAATCAGTAAGTTATATCCTCTTAACTATAAGAATGATCCTCTCTGGTATAAGCAGTTAGATTCAACTCTTGTTGATCCACCTGCAACATACTCTGCTGCTGATAACTATATTCATGGTCTTGTAAGAGTTAATGATGCTAAAGGATCAACTACTAAGGAATCTATTACTGATCTTCGTCACACTGAAGCTCTAAAGAATAATACTTATACACAAGTATCATCACAAATTGACAACAGAATTATAGCACAGGAAGGTAATGCTTCATCTGGTTCTGAAGATAGATTAATTCCTATCTCTGGTGATAATACAGTTCTGTCTGGTTATAGAATGTACGTTGAGTTACGAAGACCGTCTATTGCACGTGCTGGTAACCATACGTTTGAATACCTTGGTTTTGGACCAGGTAACTACTCAACTGGTTTACCTCAAAGACAGGAAGTTGTACTTGAACCTATTCAAGACTTCTACTCACAATCTAAGAAGCAAGACGGTGGTTTAGTATTCTATACTGGTCTTAACTCAAATGGTGACCTATACATTGGTAACCGTAAGATTGATGCTATCACTGGTGAGGAAGAGTTCTTAGAAAGAGCATCACTTCAGGATTCAGAAGATGAAGAAGATGCAATCGGAAGTCTAGTTACTACATTTGATACTCCTGTTACATTCAACAGATATATTACTGTTAATGGTGGTGATGCAAATGATGAGGTTAATACATTCAACTCACCTGTCAAGATTAATGTTCTTGGTAGAGTTAGAAAGGATGCTTTAAGTATAACATCATTCATTAGTACTAATGCTGCTGATAAGGATGATGCTCTTCTTTCTAGAGGTGCTCAGACACTTAATACAGAAACTGGTGGTGATATAGTACTTGCTAGAAATAAAATTTCTGCGTCAGTATTCCAGTTTAACCCTCGTGGTTCTAATGGTGCTGCTCAAGGATATAAGATTCAAAACCATGCTGTTGCTGGAATTGGATCTAACATTACACCAAATCAAACTGCTGTATGGAATGCACAAGGTACTGGTGGTACTTCTATTAGTGCAACACAGAATGTTCAGTATGGTAATGCTGGAGCACCAAAAGCTGGTGACATGTTACTCAAGGGATTTGAGGTAGGATACTCTGGATCTCTTGGATGGATACATGCTAATTTCTTTGCTGAAGTTCCAAATAATAATATTCAACACTTCTTATTTGATGGTACTAAGAGTATTACTATTCAATGGGGTACTACAACAGATGCTAATACTGGTGCTACAATCCAAATTACAAATGCTGATATTGGTGTAACTTCTGGTTCTCAGATAAAAATCTCCAATTATAGTGATACTGCATTAAATGGCACATGGTTTGTTAATCCTAATGGATTTAATAGTAATGAAGCTACCTGTAAAATTACTATACTTCAAGTCAAATCTGATATAAGTGGTGATAACCCAAGATTGTGGGATACTGAGTATCAAGCAAATCCTAATGTATCATTAATGTACTCTAACTCTACATGGAAGGAGTTTGGAGTTATTGGTTCTGAGTCTATTAGAACTGCTACTGCTAATATTGGTGATTATAAAGTTGGTATTAACACTGTTGCACGTGCTGCTCATAGTGATTATGCTAATGGATTTGTTTCTCTTGCTACTAATCCACGTGCTAACTTAGATGTTGTTGGTACTGCATGGATTAGTGGTAAGACTATTGGTGATTTCCTTGGTAATGCAGCATATAGTAGCAGAACAGAAACTGCTCAAGACCATGCCTTTATGGTTGGTGGTGATAGTACTGATGCTGATAATGCAGCAACATTCAGAGTTTCTACTACAAATAGTGGTAGGGTTGGTATTAATACAACTAAAGCAGAAATGCTTAGTGCATTGACAGTTAAAGGAACTGCTGAAGTTACTGATAATGCTGTATTCCAAAAGGATGTTGCTATCAATGGTGGAGCTGTTGATGGTACTGGTAATATAACCACTACCAAGACAACTGGACTGTTGAATGTATTCATGGATAGTGCATTCACAGGTTTGGTTACTACTACTTCTGCACAGGGTGGATTAGCACTTGCTGGATCTGCTCAGAAGATAAGTATTGGTGATTCACAGGTTTCCAAACAGATCATTACTGCTGGTATACTATCTTTTGATAGTAATATAAGTCTTGGTACAACTGCTGATGGTTCAGGAACTCATGTTTCTAAGGTTGGTATTGGTGGTGCTTTCGCAAGTAATGAGTCTCTATCATATACTCAGATTGAAACTAAATCACTTAAGATTGATGGTGATGCTTGGTTAGGATTTAGAAGAGGATTTGGTGATGTAACCAGTCTATCCAGTCAATCTCAGACTATTAGTTTCTTCTCTAACTCTGGTGGTCCATCAGTAATTAACTTTGCTACTAATGCATCTGAGATTAACATCGCTGGTCAGGGTGGTACAACTAAGGTTAACAACCAACTTGAGGTTGTTGCTTCTGCTAAGTTCCATTCTGATATTTGGTTATGTGGTGGTACAACATCATTTGAATTTACTGGTGATAGAGCACAGATGGGATCATCCTTACCATCATCAACAAATGGTGGTAATGACTTCTGGAAGACTGGTATTGAGAATCCATTCTCTGATACTAATCCTGATAAGAATGTTGACATAGTAAATGTTCTTGTCTTAACTCCTTCTGATGCTAATTACAATGAGGTTAACAGTGAAGGTACAGATCCTTGGGGTGGTACTGAGTATCAGAATACTAGAACTAACGTAACTCCAAATCTACCAGCTCTAAGTGGTGATCAATACTATCTACCAATTAAGAATGCTGATCCAAATGGATATTTTAAAGAGAATGATTATATCATTATTAATAGTGGTATTAGTACTTCCCCAGTAAGACATCCTGAGATAGTTCAGATTGTTGAATTAACAAGTGTAATTAATTCACCTTATTATCTTAAGGTTAAGCGTCAACCATTTGGTACATTTACTGCTGTAAATACAAACCATCCAGATCTTACTCCTATATTCAAGTGTAATGTTCAGTTTGATTCTACATGGACTGAGGCACGTTTGGATAATACAGGACCACAAGATACAGTGGACCTTGCAGAGTTTGGTGGTAGTCTAAACACAACTGATTATGTCATTATTGGTCGTGATCCATCTAACGCAGGATATGGTGAGGTTATTAAGGTTAATACATTAGGTGCTAAGGTAGATCAGAAGTTTAAGATTTCTGATTGTGGTACTCCTACTGATACTACATGGTTTGAAGTTAATTCAACAAATGGTGATACTTATATTGGTGGTAAGTTAACCATTGAAAACTCCATTAATATTAATGGTGGTTGTGAAAGTACTAAGACAGTATTTGATGGTAATGGTAGAGAAGCATTCCTTGGTAATCTTAATACAACTCTAGGTGGTAATTATATTAGTGGCATTACTGCTGTTGATGTACAAAAACTTAAAATTGGTGATGTAATTAAACTTGCTACTCATGCTGAAGGACTACCAGTTAAGGTAGTTCCAGATACTAAGATTGTTGAAATTGATGAGACTTGGATTAGAGTTAGTGAATTTATTATATTCAATGCTAATACTACTGGTGTAGGATTTAGAGCTGTAAGGAACGAAGAGTTCCACATTACTGATGGTAATGGTAGAACTGCTCTTCACCTTGATACATGTTCAGGTACTCTTCAAGTTGGTAATCAACGTAAGAGATTGGATGTTGAGAGAATAACACCTACTCCACAGTCTGCTTCTGATACTATTACTACTATTGGTAGTATTGAGGAACATCTAAGAGTTTACTCTTACTGGATGGATCCAAAAAATGCAAACTCTGGTGGACCAAGAACATTCCTAACTTCTGTAGCAGTAACAGGAACTGTTCCTGGATCTGCATACTTAAAAGTTGATAGTTTAGGAGTTGGTGATGGTAAATTCTTGGTTGGTGATTTAGTTCTCGTTGGTAAGAAAGGTGACATTGATGCTTTAGGTGGATCTGACACTGGATGGAATGCTCCTAGTGGAACTTCTGCTCCTAAGTGGGAGTTCATGAAAATTGAATCTATAGATGAAACTTCTAAGACTCTTAGATGTACTCCTGGACAAGAAGGAACTGTTGCTAGAGCATTTACTGATTATCAAGCAGGTACTGATCTTACTGATATCAATGGTGCTCATGTTATTAGATTCCTTAAGTATGAGGAAACATCTCAACTAGTAGATGCTGCTCTCAGACAGAGATCATTAAGTGGTGTTTCTGTTGACTATGCTTCATTGATTCTTGATAAGGGTTATATTACTCAGATCAAGTTTGATTACATGCAACTTATCAGACTTCATGATACTAGATTAACTGGTGGTATTGATGATCAGTATTTCATTGCAACTGGTTTGATGGAGGGAACTCATCATACCACTACAATGAATGAGTATGCAACTCTTGGACAAGTTGGTGGAGGTAACACTGGTACATTAAAGGTTAATAAGAACCTTGAAATGATTGGTGGTGATGTTAAGATATATGATTCTGTAAAGAGCACTACCATACTTGGAATAGCAAATGATGATGGTCATGCTGATCATGCTGGTAGCATCACATTTAATGCTGGTATTGTTGGTAGAGGTATTCTTACAATATATCCAATATCATGTCCAGAGAGTATAACCAGTAATTGTGAAGAAGCATTCTCTGTTGATTCAGGTAGAAATGTTAGTGCTGGATCAAGTCTAACAGTATTAGGTGATGTTGCAGAAAGTCCTTCTGCTAATGCTAAGTTTAGTATCAATAGATTAGGAATCAATGGTGCTAATACATATAACATTAACCATGATATGTCAATTGATGCCTTTGGCATTGAGAACTTCTATGGTAAAGCTGGTGGTCGTCATGCAAGATACATTGCAACTGGTGCAGATGAGAGTGATAAATATTTAACAGCAAACATTCAATATTTTGCTAATATAGCAAGTGGAGATACATTTGTTGTATACTTACCAGAGAATCCTATTAGTGGTGATTCTGTAAGTATAATTGATGTTGGTGGTAATCTAACTTACAACACATCACTTGTCATTAGAGCACAAGGAACTGCAACTAAGGTTCAGGGAGATTCAACTGGTACTACATTGGGACTAGCAGGATCTACACCTTATGCTTCAGGTGAAATGATTGTTCAAACACCTAACGCTGGACTGACTCTAGTATATCTTGGTGGAACTGATTCATTAGGAAATAGTGTTGGTGGTTCTGTCTCAGGTTGGTGGCTCAAGGAGGTTTAATTAATGGCAAGTTACAACCGAATTAAAGCTGCACAGCAAGCACCCATAGGAACAATAATGCCTTATGCTGGTGCTTCTGGATTAGGTTCTTTGGATGGCGTACCATCTGGATGGATAGTATTAAATTCAGGACAAACAAATTTAAATGCTGCTGATTATCCTTTGCTTGCTAGTGTGATTGGTAATTTATATGGACCATTTCCTTCTAGTGCTCAAGAAGAAATTGGATTGAATATTGGTATTATATTTGAATCTAATGGTGGTAAAGGATTTCCATATAATCCACCAGCAGGAAGACCAGGACATGATGAATCTAAACCAGTAGATAAATTTAATCTTCCTAATTTAAATCAAGTTCCTCTGGTTGATTTAGAACAAAGTAGAATTTCTGATCCTAGTGTGTATGAGCCAGGTAATCCTAGTGCGAACCCACCTGTAAAGGCAGATCATAGATATAATAATTTACAAGATATTGGAGAGTTTATTAGTCCTAACGGATCTAGTGGAAAACAAGCAAAAACAGAAGTAAAGAGTAATATTGATTTAGTATTTGAAGTAGAATCATCAAGTAATCTTGCTGGTAGAATAACTGGTACTGTTATGGAACCACCAATATATTTTACCACAGCATATGTTATACCTAGAAAATTAGGTATTGATCATACTCCAAGACATACTCATAGACCTGCTAGTGAGGCTGATTCAGATCAGTTTTGGAGTGCTTATCCAAATGCAAGCCCAGTTTTAGAATTTGTTCCAGGAAAAGCAGTAAGAGCTAATAGTCTAACAGAGACTACTACTATTCAACCATCAAGTCACCGAGGCGACACTCTTCCTGCTCAACAATGGACTCCAGGTTACGGACAATTTACTTGGTATGATAGTGAAGATGGTGGAACATCTATGGTATTAACTAATAGACAATGGAATATTGGTTCTGATACTGATGGTGATGGTGATGTAGATACAAAGAAGAAGATACCAGATGTTGATGTATATCCTGGTACACCAGCTACAACAAGAACAATTGAAGCTTATAATACGATAGAACATTCTTATCAAGATGATTATAGTGGAGTAGCAGCAGTAGCAGCAGATGCTCATACTGGTGCATTCCCACCACCAGGAAAATATCAAGGAAGAAGAAATTACTATGCTTCTCCAGATATCAAAAAATCTCATAGAGGAGCTAATATGCCAATGTCATATATTAATGATATGGTATATACTGGATCACAACCAGTTAACACGAATGTTCCACCAGTAGGAGGTAATACATTCTCCACTACTCTTAATCATCCAGGAGAAAGGTGGGCTGGTTCTTTAAGATCTCATAATCATGATGCAATGGAAGTAAGTATGGGAAGTGGACTATCAATACCATCAACAATACTTGTTAATAATGTTTCTACTGGAACTACTAATCCAGTTACTCAAGAAACTGCATTGACTGTTGCTGTGAATCCAAATACACCATCACTCACGATGATGTATATCATGAGGGCATTTTAATGGCAGTATATTACAACGAATTAAAAGGAAGTCATGGTTCTTTGACTGGAAGTATTATATCTTTTCCAATTGAAATAACAGATACTGAAGATCCAGCAAGTGTCATCAATAAGAAAATACTACCAGCAGGTTATATTAGATGTGATGGTAGAGTATTAGCTGCTGCTGATTATCCTATGCTTGCTATTGTATTGGGAACTGGATCTAGTTGTAAGTATCAAAAGGCAGATCAACCTTTAACTGATTTACAAATTCAAATACCTGATTTGAGGAGTAAACATATTAGAGCAACTACTTCTGCAAATATAGGAGACTATAATGATTTAGAAGTACTTAATAATAATGATGTTGCAATAGAGAAAGCAGGTGTTGGTCTTGATGTTATCGCAAACATTGAGAGTCCGTATACTATCAATTATACTGGTTCTTTTTATATTCCACCACAAACAACACCTCTTAGAGGTGAACCTAGATTTTCATTAGAAACAGGATCATATACATTTACTGCTGAAGTTCCTGAGACTGCATTTCAACCACATCTGCATAGATCGGAAACATTGAGAGCAAGGCAGAAAGCTGCTAATGGTAGTTATTTTAGTAATAGACAGAAAAATTCAGTAAGAGCAAATACTACTCTTAATGTCTGTCGTTGGTGGGAAAATACCAGACAAGATTTGTGCTATTGGAAGTTTACAGGTGATAGTGATTTTGGTGGTTACCCACAAACAACCACGGTAGGACCTACTACAGTTACAATGTTTGGAGCTTGTTTTACTGGTTGTACTAATTTTAGTAGTCAAGGATATTGCTTGTGGCCTGATGAAACAACATGTCCTAATATGGTGAATGAGAATACTCCTGGATCAGCACAAGACCCTGCTGCTGGAGCATGGAATATTCGTCTGGATATTACTGGTGATCCTGATGATTGTAATACCAGTGACAATTTTGAAGGAGTTACTACTTTCTTTGGTATTGGTGCTCGTGGAAATGGCACAAGTTTGACTGGTAATCCTGGTATTGAGTATGAACCTACTTGGACTATGGATTGTGATTGTGCTACTGTACTTGGGGTATGTTGGGGTGGTTATAATGGTCACCCTAATAGAAACCCATCAGCAGGATCAAAGGTATTAGAAACAGATCTTCAAGGTAATGTAAATCTTCCTGTAGGTCGTGGTGTTGATCCTGCATATCCAACTGGATTAACAGCTGTTGCCAACATGACAACAGCAACAGGAAGGACTGGTAATACAGGTGAGCATAGACATAGGATTGATTTAAATCCTGATGATGATCCACATACATATAAAATGGTAACTAGAGCTGCTACTGCTAGAGCTGATAGTGGTTTAGTTTCTAAGGTTAGTTTTACAACAAATACTTCCCCTAAAGCAGATAAATATATACAACCATATATTATAACTGAGTACCTGATTAAGATCTAATGGCAACATATAGAAATACGTACAAGAATTTTTATACTGATAAGCAAGGTTCATATGTCGCCATAGGAGCTATTGTTC